ACTTCCAAAGAACAATTTTCCCGAAGGTCTGGTTTTCGGCTCCACGTCGGCCCCTCCGGAACAACCCAAACAACCCGAACCCGAGCAAAAGCCGGAACCAAAAACCCCCACCAATCACACACCCGACCCCCCTATGAGTGAACCTACACCATCAGCACCGGAGCCAAAAGCACCGGAAGCCCCGAACATCAAAGACATTCTCGCGCAGGATAAGCCTCGCCGGGAAGGCATCGAAGCCATTGCCGACCGTTTCAAGGTCGATGACAAGGAAGTTAAAGCAGCCATCGACAACGGAGTCGGGCTCGACGAATTCCGCAACCAGGTCATTGAAAATTTCAACCCCGAAGCATTCGGCGCAGCCGTTTCTCAGAAGGGCGGAGATTCCACGGTGATCGGATCGCCAGAGGTAAAGAATTTCTCGATTCTCAAAGCTGTTTCAGAATACGCTAAGAGCGGCGGAAACATGACCGGACTGGAAAAGGAAGTTCAAGAGGAGCTTACTGCCCGTTTTCGCAATTCCACCGGAGAAAGCCCGAAAGGTATTCTCATTCCCGGTGAAGTGACTCACGGCGCTGGCATCCGCAACGCTTCCACGGTCGGAACCGGAACGAGCGGCGGAAATACCGTTGCCACGGAAATGCGTTCTCTGATTGAGTATTTCGAGGACTACAGCTTGCTTCCGAAGCTCGGCGCAACTGTATTCCGCGATGCAACCGGAAACCTGTCCTTCCCTCGCGTAACTGCCGGTTATTCCGGAACATGGGACGCTGAGACGGACACCATTGCCAACGCAGACGCTACTTTTGCGGCCAACCTCACGCTTTCTCCGAAGCGAGTCGGAGCCGGAACATCCGTTTCTCTCCAGTTGCTCGCTCAGTCTTCGATTGACTTTGAAAGCTGGATTCGCCGGAGACTTGGCGCAGATATTGCGATTGCGATTGATCGCGGCGCATTCGTTGGACCTGGAACAGGTGACACCATGACAGGTGTTCTCGCCGCATCTGGAACCGGCTCGAAAACTTGGGCGGTGGGTGACTCCTGCCACAAGAACACGGTTGACCAGTGGAAAGAACTCCGCGACAACAAGCTCCCAATGATGACCCGCGCAAAGTGGCTTTCCGAGCCCGGCGTTACTGCCGACTGGATGACCACGCCGAAGGTCGCCACGAATGACACTTTCGTAATTAACGAGGCACCAAGCGGCGCACAGCGGGCACTCGGTTTCGATTACTACGATCACACCGATATTACCGCTAACAAGGTGATTCTTGCGGACTTCTCTTACCTCATGGTTGCCATGTGGGGCGGAATCGACCTTGTGGTTGATCCTTACTCCAGCAAGAACGCAGGCCAGGTCGAAATGTTCGTGAACGCCTTCGCCGACACCGGCCTTGAGCAGCCTGCCGCCTTTATCATTGGCGACAACGGAACCACTCACGCCTAATAACATTTCATAGCATCCCGCCCCGGTTAAGGGGCGGGCCTATGATTTCCCCATTCAAATCATGAAAGTCAAAGTCATTCGCGAAGGACTCCGATACAAAGGAGAACCACAGAAGAAGGGGACCGTTATTGAGTCGGACAACGATCAGCATATCGGCGCACTACTCGCCGGCGGTGCCGTGATTGTGAAAGGCGACGTAAAAACCGGACCTCCGGAAGAACCGAAGCCCGCACCGAAGAAGAAAGCGGCCAAAACTGACTGATGCGCTTTTCATCCCTTCCTGAATACCTCGCACCTGGCGCACTCCCGAACGGAGCCACCAAGGCTGCGCAGTATCTCCACAGCCTACGGCACTCTGTCGGAACATCTGTCGGGATTCTCGGGGATGTGGAGAGAAACAAGAAAGCATTTGAGGCACTCCCTGCATCCGATCAAAAGGAAGCGGGTGAAATCATCGGACACAATCCGGAATTAATTTTGAAAGCAGCGTCCAGTCTTCTGGACGCAATGCCTGCCGAATCTCCGAAAACTGAAAGTAAAATTTCACTTAAGTCACCAAAGGTAAAATAAAATTTCATCCCGTCCTAGACGGTATCAGCCCCAACCCGGCCCGGCGGGATCTTTCGGGATTCCGCCGGGTTCTTTTTTAATATGGCCATCAGTCTCAGCACCGATCACACGAAAGCATTTGAGGAAGCGTACGCTTTGTCGGGCGCTCTGGTGACGATTGGCGCGGTTGCCAATATTCAGGCTGTTTTGCCGCTTGATCTACAGACAACGCACGAAATCGACGCGGACGGCGCAACGCATTTCCAAGGAGAAACCACGATTACAGTTAAAACAGCGGACCTGCCCGCAATCACCCGGGCAACCGTGGTTGATATTTCCGGCACTGAATACCGAATCACACAAAAGGCCAGCGAGGGCGCGATTTGCACCCGCCTGGAACTGCTTACACCGTAATGGCAAAACCGCTCGCACAACGAATTGAGGAAGCAACGGAAGCAGTGATTTCCGCCGTGCTTACTGATGCGCAGACGCTCCATTTCGGAGAACTTGACGAAGCGGGGAAGGATTACATTCTGATTCGCGCCGTTCGCGTTGCGGAGGATCCGCCCACAAGCGGAATTTTTGCTCATGATGTGAATGTTATCGCTCACGGAAACTTTTCCGATTCCGAAATCGACCAACTGGAAGAACTGCTAAACAACGCCAACGAATTGGCCGGAGCACTCCGAACGCAAGGAAGTGGTTCATTTGTAATGCCACAAGGGCAGGCAGTTGAGATCGACGGTAACACAAAGTCGGGGCAACAACTTGACGAAGAACTTCAATACAATTTCGGGATTTGGGCGCAGACACAAGAGGTGTCTGACGCCGCAGCATAATCCCCTACACCCAACCAAATTACATCATGGCAGCACCAAGCTACGTTCAAGCCGGTTCACAAGTTCGAGGAATTACCTCGGCGGAATCCGGAATCAATATTTCATCGTTCCGGGAACGGTTCGAAAATCCGAAGGAATACATTTTCGACCGCTACGGAGGCCGGACCGGCTACGCTTACGACTACGATCCATCCTCAACGGCAACGATCGAGGGCGAAATCAAAACCGCCTTGGATTCCGTTTTCTCGGCATCGTATGGCGCGGCTTTGACCGTTGCCAACGCAACCGACGCCTACGGAACTGCAACGGGGGATTATACGCTCGACGATCTCGAATTGTCAGCATCCCGAGATGCCTTCCAAAGCGCGTCTATCACTCTCACCCGCCTGGATGGCGTTACCGTCGCCTAATGGGGAGAGTATCAGGGCTGATACCGGAAAAGGACTATGAAAGAAAACCTGGACCTCGGCTTCAAAGCCGTTCAAATCGACACTGACAGCCGACTGCATTTCGCAGCGGCAGCGGTATCCGTAGGATTCGAACTTGCGGAAGGAACGCCCAAAGTTTCGAATTGCTACGACACGGAACACAAATACGAACCTGAGCAACCTGGTGACGTAAGGATGTATCTGCCGCTCTTGGCGCACGGAATCAATATTAATGAATTCGTCACGATTTGGAAAGATCCAGAAGCAGCATTGAACGAAGCGGAGAACCTGCCCGGGCGGATTCAGACTGCAACCGACCCGCAAACGCTGCAAAATCTAATCTTTTCGTTTGATGCGCTCTACATGGGCGCAGCAGTCGCTTATATGCGCCTTCTTTCGCTCGGAAGGGTTTCACCGCCGGATTACCTGCCGCCGTCTGACGAGGAAACCAGAGCAATCACCGCGTTGGATTACTTTTCCCGTGAAGCACTGGAAAACGAGGGAATGAGAAGTGCAGGAGGACGGAAGAAAATCGCCGCCGAACTCGCGAAGCATTGGCAACCGGCCATGTTTGCATGGCTTAAAGCCTACCGCGCCAATTTGCTGGAACTTCGGAATTTGTGGAAAGATGCACCTGAAAGCATCCGAATCAATCGGGGAAATGGCCTCCCACCGCTTGTCTTGGAAAAAGGCCCGCATTTCAAACAACTTCTTGAAAGATGGACGTAAACACTGATACCGAAACCCTCCCGCGATTGAACGTCGCAGATCCGACCGAAAACATTTCATCGCATGATGAATCACCGGAAATTGAAACCGTAACGCATTCTGAAAAGGATTTAGCGTTTCTGCTTGCTAACGACGCATGGCGGGAATTGTCCTTTGGCGGGCCCGGTGGAGGCTCCTGCCAGCTCCAGGCATTCAGCCCGAGACGGCAGGCCGCTGCGCAGTCCATTGGAATGAAATTTCTCAACTTCGATCAGGAGGCAGTTGAAGAATTGCAGGCGACAAACACCTACAATGGAATTTTCATGGATTCGATTCTTGCTATCTTCCTTTGCACCCGTCCAAAATCCGTTGCCATGAAGGCGCTACGTGTTCCGACAGCCGTGCAAACGGAAGCAATGAACTGGATGGATCAACACAGCATCACAATTGGAAGCAAGCGGCACGGCGAAGTTCTCGACGCCTTTTCCGAAATTGTGAATGCGATCATCTCGGCCAGTTCCGAAGTTGATTCCACCGGACTTTCCAGCGGCGAAAGCGTGGGGGAGTCATAGGCGATTGGGCGGAACTGATTTCCTTCGTTTCAATCGCCACAAACGGCAGCATGAGCCCGGACGAAATCATGGACACGCATTTGCCTCGATTGCTCCAGTTGAAAACCATTGGGTTGATGCGCCAAAACGTAAAAATGAAACCTGCAGGCGGAACAACTTTGCGTAAGCAGGTTATGGAAACGCTCGGTGAATGGGCGGATGAGTGGATTTCCTGAGATTTTGGTTCATTGCGACCTAATCTTCAGCTGAATGAATCCTTATATCTGCGGAGTCGATATCTTCCGTTTTTAACGCCTTAGCGTCCAGCAGTTCAGCGCAGGCAGCGAAGAATTCCTCTTCCTTGTGAGCGATTGCAGACACAACTTCCGGCCCGTCGGCATTATATCCATCTTGATCGGCGCGGGTATATCCGTAGCCTTTTAGCGGGTATTTCATACGTCCTTTTTCTCGTATGTCGATTCCAACGCCTTTCACCTGTTCTCTGCCCTAGGCATCGGGCGTCCTTTGGTTTTTCTGGCGCTTCTTTAAGGCCTCCAATGCAAGCGCCGCCTCGCGGGTGATTCGATCCTTTCCGGTCTCGCGGCGAGCGATTGTCTCGCGGGCGACCCCTAGAAACGCGGCAACCTCGGCTTGTGTGCCGAGGCTCTCGCGGGTTTCTTTGTAGAAATCAGGGCTCATTTGACGAGGTAGCAACCGATTGGCGAGCCGTTTACGGTGGTTTCGCCTTCGTTGCGGATTTGGGAAGTCCACTTCTCTTTTCCTTCGTCGGTGATCACCTTGTATTTGGTGCCCCACTGGCTTTCTTTGATCTCAACGAGGATTCCGAACTCTTCGCCGCATCCTGCGCCGTAGATGAATTTCACGATTGAGCCGGTTTCGATTTGATTGGTGTTTGATTCGTTCTTCATTGTGAGAATATATTACCTCCTATTCAGGATAGCGCAACCCCTAAATGTAACTTTTTCTCACTTTTTTAGGGCGTCGAAATCGGGCAGAGAACAAGGCGCTGGAGAGCAATCGGCTAAAGCCGATGACTCAGCTTGATCGTTGTTTTCTCATCGTCCTGAAAATTGTTTGGCGCGTTGCTCCATTTTCTTCTCCGCATATTCGCGCATATCAACAGCAGCATTTCTGACGCCTTCCTGGAGTGCATCGCGCATAATAAGCGAAACGTGTTTATCTTCCATTTGCCCTGTCTCAATCGTTGCCTTCATCTTGTGAAATGTCGCTTTCGTTCCACGGGCACTCCCCCGAAGCGTGAATTTGCTTTTCAGCGTAGCGCCTAAGTCCTTCGCAATCTGCATCCAAATTGCCTTGGAAAATCCAATGGCCTGCTTCCTTGAATTGTAAATTTCCATTGCCTTGGCTCGGTTTCCCTGTCCTCTGACAGCCTTTCCAAATTTAGTGTTTCCTTCCGCTGCCAGTGCATTGAATAAGTTGTTTTCGTATTCCCTGCCGCGCTTCTTTGCCGGGCTGAACTTCGTAATTGCTTTACTGTCAGCACGTTTCGTTAATTGCAGCGCGCCTTTCAATCCTCTTCCACCGATGCACGCATTTTTTGCGGCTCGGTTCACGATTTCCACACCGTCTTTTTTAGTCACCCTCTCATACAGGTTCATAGCCTCCATAAGTTCGGAGGTGTCAATGTCAGCGAAGATGTCAGAAGCCATTTGATACGATAACACCAAATGCGAGCGGTGGCTTTGAAAAAATGGCGTGAAATGTTACGTTCAATGAATGAATCTTTATTTTGATTTGCGTCTTCGGTATTTCGTGACGACTCCCGGGAGTGATACTGCCCTAGAATCACTAAAGTTCAAAGCCGGAGACGGTGAAGAGATTGTCTTGCAATACGGCAGGTCAAGCGAAGATGCAACATCTGGAGGACTCTACGCGGCACCAACTTGGACGCCCGAACTGCTTTCGGCTGGACATTCGCAAACCATCGGCATCAAGGCTTCCGGTGATTATTCAGATGGCGATGTGCTTTGCTCTACTTCTACTTTTGTGGAGGATGCGACTGCGAAAACCTACACGGGAACGCTTGATTTCAATACCACGGAAATTAATACGCTTTTGCAAAGGGGCGATGCTGACGATACGGACGATGTTGCAGCGATTGAGAACGCGCTTCTTGAGCTGACATTTAAAAGCTCAGCCTCTGCATCGCCTCGGAGTTCCATTGAAGATGTCACCGTAACCATCAAGCACGACATTCTCTATGGTGATGAGGGAACGCCGGTGAATGCTGGCGATCCTGACCAATATTCTCTTGTCGCAAACACAATTCAATATCTGCCGGCCATTTCTTCGCAAACTGGCGGAACATCTGCGGACTTGGATAATCTCGCCACAACATCGCGAACCGTCGGGGAAACTGTTTCTTTTCTGGACGCTGACAGTTCTGACGCGATTCGCATTTATTCGCTGGCGGCAGGCACGGACGCAGAATCCGCGCCGGATGTCATCCGGCCTGATGACTTCGATGCAAGCACCAATGCAAAAGTTTGGAAATTGCGAACGCTGGACACTGGTTCTGATGATGTAGTTGTCCTGCAAGAGACAACAAACGGCACATCGACTGCCGCCACATGGAATAAGCGAACGCTCACAGAACAAGCCGATACCGGAAATGTTTGCACCGTGACCGCTGGAGTTTTCAACCTTGCAGTTGGAAGCTATCGCGCTACCGGATCCGCGATGGCTTCCGGCACTTATGCACATTATTTGCGAATTCAGAACACAACCGCTGGAACGACTGCCCTGACGGGGTTGGGCGCATCAGCTCGCGCGGCTTATCCCAAGGTGGAGGAAATAACTTGCGTGGCTGACGTTTCAGGGAGTCTTGATACGCTGGAATTTTATTTGTGGGATGATGACGGGATTGTTCGCGTTTGGTTTGATGTAGACAACAGCGGCAGCACTCCTGGCTCTTTCACAGGAAATAGATCAATCGAGGTAACAGGAGTTTCCACCAACGACTCAGCAGCTGCGGTGGCGACGGCATTAGCTGCGGCTTTGGATGCTGATTCAAAATTCTCGGCAAGTTCCGCTTCCGACGTTGTTACAATTACCCACCTTGACCCACTAGCCGGGGAACCTGCTTCGGACAACGATTCCGGCTTTTCTTTTTCTGTGACATCCTCTTTTGGCCAACCGGAGGCGACGTCTGCAATAATTCAAGGTCGATTCACAGTCACAAGCGCATCAGATAATTACGAGCTACAGCATTACACAAGCTATGCGGGCTCTCTTTCTGCCTCCTCCTTCGGACGAGATGCCATTCTTGAACTCGTAAAAGAATCGTAGATGCAAGCAAAAACCAGCATTTTCAAGGGTTTGTCGAACCTCGGGCGCAAACTTCGCGAATCCGGACTGGATGACGCTGCCGACGCGGTGATTTCCCTTTCTCCCGCCGCGCCGGTTTGGAATGTCATAAAGGGAGCAGCCAAGATTCTCGGAATCAGTCACGGCGCGGACGCGGATGTGATCGCCGAAGCGATGGAGACAGCCACGCCGGAGCAAAAAGCGAAGATTGCAGAATTGATTATTAGGGAAAGGGAAGCTGAATACGAAACTATCCGTAACGAACAGGACAATATTACGGCCCGCCATGCTCAGGATATGCTTTCCGATTCGCCGCTGTCGAAAATGTTGCGGCCATCTGTTTGCATCGCGCTCAATGCTTCGGCTGTGATTTTCACTTACCTGGTTCTTGCGCTTTTCGTCTGCGATTACTTCCTGATGAAACAGCAATTCTTTGCCGAATTCTGGAGCAATGAACTGATGAAATCCGCACTCGGCTTTCTCTGGTCAGCGGCGATGGCTTATAACACGTTCTATGTGGGCGGGAGGACGTTTGAAAAGCGGGCTTCCTTCTTTGCCGGCGCTGAGATTGCGAAGGGAGGCGGTAAATGAGTTTTCTGCAAATCATTGCCCTGATTTTGGCAGGTTGGCGACAATCCGACATTACAGAAGCGCCGAAGGTTCCCACCATGCCCGAGCCCGACCCGTTCCCGCCTGTTCCACCGGAGCCCGAACCCGAAGAACCGGAGCAATTCGAATTGCCAGAAATGCCGGAACCCGTCCTTCCTGAAGAGAACTACGGGCCCGCAACTTTGATTGCCAAGGCAATGGAGGCAAAAGGCTATCAAATTTTCGACAACAACGAAAAAGAATTCAACCTGAACATTGTGGGAGTAAGGGACACCGGCGCGCGCCTCGATGAATTCACCTGCACGATGAACGCATTCTGGAAGACTCCGGAAGGCGACTGGAAGCGGATCGAGTGGAAATGCACGACTTACCCTGGTAAACGCTACATGGTAGAGCGATTGCTAAATCCGAAAGGCGCCGCGATTCTCTGTCCGGGGCAGTATCCAGTCTACCGGCTAGACACTCACAATGGGAAATATCGGGCACTATGTCAGCGGCGCGGCCCGGTGAAAGTCTACCGGGACGGGAACAGAGATACGGAATTTGATTTGAATCCTTCTACCGTGATGTCGGGTATGTTCGGCATCAATCTTCATGCGCCTGTAACCCCGACCAGCTCGACAAAAAACTACATCGCGCAAAGGGTCTACGCTGCTTCGGCTGGCTGTCAGGTGTTTGAATCGGTGGCGGATTTCCTCGAATTCCGTTCGCTATGTGAAAAGGCGGCGGAAAACTGGGGAAATTCGTTCACCTATACTCTTCTGGAGGATACGGATTTGCACGAAATCGACATCAACCTGCCGGATTTACCACCAGGTCCAAATTCCTTCGACATGCTGACAGAATGGTGCCCTACTGGAAACACGGCAGGCATCCGCAACAAAAACCTGCTAAACGTCAAAGGGACAGGCTGGAAATATTCAAAAGGGCAGGATTCGCGAGGACACAATGTTTTTCCATCTTTTCCGAAAGGATTACGGGCGGGAATCATCACATTGCGCAGCTACTGGACGAGACACAAAAAGCGGACAATTGCCGATATTCTTAGCCGATGGGCTCCGGTAAGCGATACAATCGGAAGCCTGCCCGGCGCGCCTCCGAATTCTCCACGGAATTATTCTCTTTTTGTTTCATCTCGAATGAAGCACGAACCCACCGCGCCGCTTTCTCTTTTTGATGAATCCGGGCAGGTGAGCGATAAAGAACAACTTTTTGAACTGGTGGCAGCAATGGCTGCTTATGAGAACTATGCAGGACTAGATCTCCCTCGCGGAGTTTTTGAGGAAGCGATGCAGATACTATGACAGAAATGATAAAACAGATTTCCAAAGACTCGATACTTCCAATTTCCATTGGTGCGTTGGCGGCCCTCCTGGCGGCACTGGTTACGGGTGTTTGGCACTTGAAGGGTGCCATTAGCGATTGGGAAACTAGGCTTGGCGGGATTGAATCCAAACTGGGTTCCAGGTGGTCGTATTATATGGAGCGGGAAGCGTGGAACGAATTTCACAGAGAAAACCCATCCATAGAAATTCCGGATATAAAAACGATTCGGGATGATTATATAATGTTTTACGAATAATCGAAAGTATGAAGATAGAGAAGCTGAACCAACTGGAAACCATTTCTTCACGGGAACGGGTATTGGAAGCCGCCGAAAAGCTAAAACAAGGCGAGGGTGTCCGGGTGACCGAGATGGCTAAACTATTTAAAATGGATGATAACACCGTCAGACGGGCGGCGCGTTCCAAGAACGCCATTGCCGAATACTACGTTGGCGGAATTAAAATACAATTCGTTATAAATCCAAAATTTGCCAAGTGATGCCGGAAGATCTTTCGAATCTGTCGGCTTCACCTCCTTCGGAGGAAGAAAAAAAACTTGCGAAACTGTCCAGCGAAAACGACGCACTAAAGGCGGCAATCAAACAAAAAGAATCCTATGCGGAATCGCTAGAAAAAGCCTTACAAAACGCAAGGCAGGCCAAACGCGGGAAGATTCCGAAGGCGACGACGAGAAAGCGGAAAAAAGAAGATTGGGTGAGGGTTATTATTACCGACACCCACGGAAGTAAGGTTGATCCTGACGCATTCGCCGCCGTTCTTGCCGACATCAAAAGACTGGATCCGGATGAAATTGTTCATTTAGGCGATTCCATCGACTGCGGAGGATTCCTCGCGGAGCATCACACAATGGGATTTGTTGCGGAAACTTCCTACACCTACGAAGAGGACGTATTGATGGCAAATCAGCAGTTCGATGAGCTGCAAAAAGCAGCGCCAAAAGCTCTATTTCATCTCCTGGAAGGAAACCACGAAAGACGAGTCGAAAGCTATTGCGTAACGAAGGCGCTCCGGAACGGGCAGGATTCGGAATTTTTGCGCTCTCTGATTTCCCCGCATACGCTTTTACAAATTAAAGAACGCGGAATCTCATACTACCGAGAATGTGAAAAATACAAGGATGCAACAGTTCCCGGGTGGCTTCGGCTCGGAAAGTGCTGGTTTGTTCACGGGATTTGCGCCAGCAAGCACGCAGCGTCAACTACCTTGCAAAAGGCCGGCGGAAATGTCGTATTCGGTCACACTCACAGGATTGATTCCGCGCACACGGAAATGCCAAACGTAGGAGCCATCGCAGCATGGAATCCCGGCTGTTTATGCGTAAAGCAACCGCTTTGGAGGCATACGAGCCCGACCGGATGGGGACACGGATACGCTGTTCAAATCGTTTCAAGATCGGGAGAGTTTCTGCATTTGAATGTACCGATTGTAGGCGGGAGAAGTCTTTTAATGCCGCTTTTTCATACTGCATCAAAAACCGCTTGAGTGTGATATTCACCCTATTGGAGTGCATATCCACTGAAAAAGTTGATGTTTCAACTGTTATCCCAATAAAAAGGTCGTTTGTAGCTCGATGGTGGCGTCGGCATCATATCGGCGGCTTTCGCCCTTGGGGTATGGTTTCACCGCGTAGCGGAGATCATCCAGCATCGCGGCGCGTTGTTTCTTGTTTCCACACGCATAAACGTATCGGTGTTTGCGGGGGCGTTCCTCTAGGTAGAAGTCATCCCCGTATTTATCGCGCATCCACTGTGCGCGGTTTTCTTGTCCCCTACTTTCATCTGCCACGGTTGCCCCGTGTAGGTGTTCTTTGCCTTTGATTTTCCAGTCTGTTCGCTTTGCGCTCAACCCAGTATAAATGAAGTTCGTAGCTTGGTAGATGTAGCCGACATGCCCCTGCTCCGTGTCCGCGTAGCTCACGACCAACGAAGGCTTTGGCAACATTCGTAACGATTGCCCTACGAGACGGCTCGCCATGTTCTTTTCACTCACACAGCAAAGCCGATTCAATTCCAAGACATTATTTTCCCATTCTTGCCCCGCTATGCCTTTCCTGAGAGATGAACTTACTGGCGTTCCATACGTCACCACCCCTTGAAGCTCTCCGCCACGATACGCGCCAAACGCGTAGGACACGGGACACATTCGGCGGGCATAATGCCGTTTCAGTAGCCACGGTTCGGCGTCTTTGGTTGGTATCGGCTCAATTGTCATAATAAAAAGGGGATAACAAACGGATGGACATCAACGCGATAAATCGCGTGAGTCATCCTGAACGTTATCCGTGGCAGTATTCCTGCTTCTCACCATTCTCGTCGAGATATTGAGTGTAAACCCAGGTCTGAACGCAGGAGTCGTCGTTGATTTCCCATGTGCCGTATTCCTCCATTAGCTGTTCGACCTTCTCCATGTACTCGATGCAAGCAATTCTCGCAGCCTCTTTGTTTTTGTGTATCGTTTCCATATCTGTAATCGCGGATAACAAGTCAGCGAACTCAAGCGGATAAATCCGCTGAGTTGCTTTCGGCGTTCGCCTCAATACATGGCTTGGAGTTCACCGAGTGTCCTACGTCGTCGTCCCACTTTCCGATTGATCGGAAAGGGTAAATTCGATGAGAGTATTTCACCCCTCGATAGTTGCGATGTTCTTTTGCTGCCACTTCTGCGGAATAGCGATTCTGGAATACCCCAATCGGAAACACATTCTCATTCACCCCGTAGCGGAAGGCGACCACCACAAAGGCGAACAAGGCAGCGCTACCAACCTGCTTTACGCTAGGAGTTGGCGGAGCCGTTTCGATTATACCCTCTTTACTCATGTATCTAACCCTCTTTGGTGGTTCGTCGCAGGTGGCAGGCTTTCATCGTTAGGCCTTAATAATTGCGGAGCGAACGCCCTGAGCCATTTCTCGGCCTCATCCTCTGGGTTCACTTCTCCACGCATAATTTCATCAATGAGAATTTCCGCCTCCCGAAGTGCCTCTGCATGGTCATTGAGGTGGTTTTCGGTTTCGTCTGGTCGCACAGTCTTTCCGCAGATCGGACACTCAAAAACCCAGCGGGCAGAACAAGTCACTGGAGAGGAACCGTCAGAATCGGCCTTGTTGTTTCGGTCAGTTTTCATAATTCAAGCATGGCTTGATTTATCGGGACCGCTTTGTCGCCGGTCCCTCAGTTTGATCGTTCTACTTCAAACGATCGCCGGCGCTGGTGTAATTGGCTCCATCGACTCTTCATCGCGAAACGTTGCGTAGCCTGGCCTACCAATGACAGCAGGCTTACCGCCGAAATGCCCGGGCCAGTAGTTTTTCTCCGTGCATTTCTTCAGCACGTCGATGTGATGCGCCGCCCATTCGCCCCCCGCCTCGATGTCAAACGCGGGAAGTTCCGTGACTGCGATTTCATACGGCGGGCTTGATTCCTGCCAAATAAAAACAAATCGCTTCCGGTTTTCTCCGGTGGTTTGATTCCAGAGCTTGAGATACCATGCCGCCTGCACGTGATAGCCTAGAGAATCAATACGTTTGCTGATCGCTTCCGGAGTCAATTCGTTGATGGTCTTCAAATCAACCAGGCAGTCACCGTGATCGGGCGCGAAGTCGATCAGTCCCTTGCACTGAACATCCCGCAGTGTTCCGACAACGACGGTTTGAGGTGCCGATTGTTTAATCACTGGGCCCGCATATTTATGCGCCTGCACCTTCTCCGCAGCTCTTAGCGCCTGATCCATCTGTGATGATTTCCAGAAAATCTTCCCGGCTGCGATGGCGTCGGCTTTTGCCTCCTGGGCTGCTTTCGTCCGGAAATTGTCAAAATCGTGAATCTCCACGTTATCGCCTAGCAGATCCGGAGTCGTAAGGAGGCAATCAATAACGCTCCCCCAATCAGCAGCCTCGGACCCGGTGAATGTTTTCGGGTAGTATCTCCAACGGTAAGCACTGGAATGGCGCAATTCCCACAGAACCGACTTGGAAAGGAAAGAATCAGAATCAAGAATGTTTTCCCGATTGCATTGCAAGCGCGTGTGGTATTCGCGAGGATCTACAGTTAGTGGCGAGATGGTATCAGTCATAGTGCATTATTCTGCACCTCTTGTGGCTACATTCAAGCAAAAAATAAGCATAGCGCGCGCTATTCTTGAAATCCCCTCAATTCTGACGTAAGATTCACGGGGCTGATACCGTAGGAAATGATTTCCTATGGCAGCAACCGCAAACCTAAAAAGCACGATTTCACTGGACGCAACGGCCTTTTCTGCCGGTGTGCGAAAAGTGAGAATGTCGGCAGCGAATACAGCAAAAGCGGTAGGCGCGAGTTTCCGGAAGATCGGTGGAACTATCGCGACGATTGGAAAGAACCTGGCGCGGTTTGCTGCGATAGCCGGGGCAATCACGTTCGCCGCTGCCATTGCTGGCGCATACAAGCTCGGAACAGCTTTGAAAAAGGCGTTTGATACCGGCGGCGCGCTTTCCGATCTTTCCGCGCAAACCGGAATTGCGGTGAAAGAGCTGGCGATTTTGCAACAGGCATTTGAGGACAACGGTGTATCGGGCGATCAGGTGGGCGGCGTCGTTAACAAGCTTCAACGATCCATTTCCGATTTCGGCGCGGGACTTTCTACGCAGGTTCGTGCCTTCGAAAAACTCGGCATTTCCTACGATGATATTGCCAGGAAATCGCCAATGGAACAATTCCAGGCAGTGCAACAGGCCATTGCGAAAATGGAAGATCCAACCCAACGCGCCGCCACGGCAATGGAAATCTTCGGGCGATCGGGCGGGCAAATGTTGACCCTGTTTAAAGACGGTGGAGCGATCGAAAAGGCATCCATCACGATGGGTTCACAAGCTGAACTGCTCGACAAAAACGCCAACACGTTCGACCGAATTTCTGATCTGTTGAATTCAGCAGGGAAAAAAATTCAAGGTTTCATTGTAGGGGTTGCCGACGTAGCAGCGCCTCAGATTTTGAGTGCATTGGAGAAATTCAACGCTTTGGATTTTGCG